GACCGGTATGTCACTCTTAGATCAACCCCCCAAACAGTGCTCCGCAGCTTTACCGCTCAATTGAGTAACCCGAACATAACCGGCGCAGTGTTAGACGGCCTATTGGGCGTTTATATGGGTAAGCCTATTGAAGTAGCTCAGTTCCCTAATGGAATTTATAGCGGCATTTTTAGAGGATTTGTTGAAGGCTGGACTTTGAACATAAGCGAAAATTCAGCTTCAATCAATTTGAACGTTACAAAGAATACACTGAGCCTAGCCCCGACCCGCTGGCAAGACATATCCCCAGTCCTTATCTGGAATGATGTTGATCCTGCGCTAGAATGGGCTGATTATGAATAGGAGAGTAAGTTGGCATTAAGTCCTAACTATGGCTGGATTGAGCCTGACGATTCAGATTTCGTCAAAGATGGCGCGCTCGCTATCCGCGACCTTGGAGACGATATTGACGCAACTGTCTATTCAATCGACTTACAAGTTCAAGGTTTAATTCATCCGTTTCTCTTGATGGGGGCATAATGGCAACAGCTTACAAAATACTAGGTCAGGTTGCGCCAAGCGCAACGACCGAAACTGACTTATATGTAGTTCCGGCCGCTACTGAGACAATTGTTTCGACAATAGTGGTAGCTAACAGATCGGCAACTGACGCGACTTTTAGAATCACAATTTCGCCGGACGGCGCAGTTACAGCTAACTCTCAATATCTTGCTTATGACGTTGCTTGCGGCGGTAATGGTATTAATGCTTTTACTTTTGGAATCACTATGAACGCAACCGATAAAATTCGCGTTTATGCTTCATCGGCTAACTTAACATTTAGCGCATTTGGAACGGAGTTAAGCTAATGGGATACGTCAAAATTCCAGCGGCAACAAACCGCACAGTTGATTTCACTAGCTCGGGGACTTGGACTTGCCCAAGCGGTGTTTATTCGGCTGAGTTTTTGGTCGTAGGAGCTGGCGGTGGTGGTGGTGGAGGTCAGAATGCGGCTGCTACTGATTACTCTGCCGGCGGTGGCGGCGGCGGTGGTGCAGTTAAGCGCGTTCAATTAGCAACAGTTCCCGGCTCGAATTACACAATTACAATTGGAGCAAAAGGAACGGGCGCAAACAACACAGCTGGAACAAATGCCGGCTTTTCTGAAATAGTTTTAAGCGGAACAACTTTGATTCGTTCCAATGGTGGCCAAGGCGGCGGCGCAAGCACAGGTAGTGCGACTATATCGCGCACAATTGGCGGCGGTGGCGGTCAAGGACAATCCGGTAGCACCTCGACGCCAGCTATGGGCGGCGGTGGTGGTGGTGCTTTAAGTGGTGCTCTGTCAAATATAATTACAAATAACTTTATGAATTCATCTGAGGGTAGTGTTGGTCAAAGACCATCAACCACACAGCAGCAAGAATATACTTCTTTTGGAGCTCCGGGTATCGATGGATATGGCGCAGGTGGCGCAGGTGGTATGGCTGGCAATATCTCAACAGTCAGAAATACTGGCGGGTATTCATATTTTGCCGGCTCAGGTGCAGTTCAAACAACAACTGGAGTCAGTAACGGCGGCGCGGCAACAGCAAACACCGGCGGCGGTGGCGGCGGCGGTGCTGGTCATACAAATACAACGGCCTACTCCGGCGGTAATGGCGCAGACGGATTAGTTAGGATTACTTACTTTGCCTAGATATGCAGAAATAGACGGAACAGAAATTGTTAATGTAATTGTTGCCGATGAAGCTTTTATCGCCGAACACAAACCGGATGCGATTGAGTGTCCGGATTTTGTTGGCGTTGGTGATAAGTATGAAAATGGCGAATTTAGTCGCGTTACAGTTGTTGTGAGTGACGATGGCGAAACTCTGTAAATCTGGCCAACAGCTAAGGGAACAGATTGACGATGATTATCCTGATCGCGATCGTAAGTCTGATGGCTGGGTCGCTGATGCTCGCCACTACGCTAATAACTCATCTTCTGACCATATTCCAAGAGACGGAATTGTTAGAGCTTTAGATATAGATGCGGATTTAGCAGCCCACAAAGAAGAAGCTTACGCACTAGTTGAGAAGCTTCGTAAATGTGCTAAACGCGGGGATAAGCGCATTAAATATATTATTTATGATGGCCAAATTATGAGCCCTATTCTGAATTGGAAGCGCAGAAAATACAGAGGTGCAAACCCTCACCGCTCGCATTTCCATATTAGCTTTACAACTCTGGGAGACAAAGACGGAAGCTGGTTCGACCTAGAAGGAGAAAGACAAAATGCTAAACGACCTAAAGAAAGCAGCAGCGAGCTGGGCAAAGACGTTTATAGCGACAGCCCTGGCGACTTACTTAGCGACCGGCTTAGATGTGCAGACTATCGTCAATGCTGCTATTGCTGCCGTATTGCCGAGCATAATCAATTGGCTTAACCCTAATTACGAGCGTTACGGCAAAGTTAAGTAATGGCCGCCTCAGATATTGCGGCGTTCATTGCCTCGGTACTGGGATCAATTGGCCTACTTATTGCCGGACTCCGTTACATAATTAAACTGGAAAATTTACCCATAGTGTCGCGCCTAGACAAGATGGAGTCTCAGTTAGAATTAGCCCTCTCGACAAAGGTGGTCAGAAGTGGCACAGGCAAAAAAGCGCGTTAAGAAGCCGGTAAAGAAAGTGGCAAAACGTAGGCGCACTACGAAAGAAACGCCACTAACTAAGCTGGATTTTTGGGCTATTGCCGCTAATGAGGTTTATATGGCTTGCCGTAAAGCCGGAATGGACGAAGGCACAGCTTTGGCTTTTGCTATGGATCGTAGCTCTTATCCTGATTGGATAGTCGATGGTGATGACCCAGTTAAAAAAATTGGCTGGGAAGACGGGGAAGAGGACGTTTAATTTACCTAAGAGAAGCTGAACTCTTTGAAGCTTTAAGAGCCGTTTATCCGGACTTAACGCCTTTATCAGCGACCGACCGAGCTGACGGAATCACCCACGATTCTTATATTGAGATGAAATGCCGTCGTACTCATTACCCGACTCTTTTGATTGAGAAGAAGAAGTGGGATTATTTGGCCGATATTAGGGCTAGGACGGGTGCTAGGACGTTTTATATCAATTCCACCCCACAAGGGGTCTATCAGTTCGACTTAGGGGCTATAAAAGCCCCAGAATGGCAATTAAAGCTACTTCCAGCCAAGACCGACTTTGCCGGTAGCCAAAAGATTGAGAAGTTAGCCGGCTATCTTGATATCCGCCACGCCGAGCTTCTACTTGTCTAAATCCATTTAATTAAATACATTTATCCCACTAAATCCATTTACTAGGGTTTAGAAGGGAGAATAAATGATAGTTACACCGGTAACAATTCGATTTGATTCTACCTCTGGAGCTTGGTCTGACGGCAAGAATTACGTTAAAGGCCAGTTGATTCGGAGATATGCAATTGAATCGCTAGGTAGAAAATCAGTTAGAGGGCGATTGAGCCGCGATGAAATCTCAGCCTATTGGCTAGACCGATTTGGGGTGAACGCCGATGTTCAATGAATATAAAGACGCCATAATTTTTGGCAGCTGGGTAATGTTTTTATTAATTACCAATCGAGTCATTATCTCAGTTAAAGCAAAAGCTTTTAACGAAGGATTTAAAAGGGGGAGGGCTAGCTTAAATGTCAGAGAGATCGTTAAGTGACTGGCTTACCGAAGCTGGTAACACCCTTGAAGACAGGGGGCTCGAATATGGTGACCCGAGGCACAATCTATTACGAATTTACAAAATCGCGAGAGTCCTCGGTGTTCAGCTCAGAGACCCAGCTGACTTGGCGATTATCTATCTCGCGACAAAACTCAGCCGAATGGTGGAAAGTCCAGAGCGCGAAGATTCGTATTACGATCTCATCGGGTACTCAACTATCTTGGCTTTCTGCCGATTTTCTACTCCAGAAGATTGGGATGACGTTGAGTCTGATTCGCAATACTAATCAAAGCCAGTGGTGCGATTACTGCAAGACCAGATATGGTCAATTGAAAGATGGTACTTGGCATCACAGAGCCCAAGTTCCGGCAGTCTGGAAGGTAGTTTCTGAAACGCCTACGCGTAGAGGAATTACTCGCTTTTACTGCCAAGAGTGCGCAAATGAAGCGCAGAAGTGGCCGGATGGAACATTCTGGACATTAAAAGAACAATTAGATTATGCAATAGCCAATTTCGCGACACAGGAGAAGTTAAATGTCGAATTACCTTGACGATTATGTAAGTGTGCAGGACAGATTGAAGGAGTATATAAATGCATATCCGGACTATCGAATTAAATCGCACGTCCTTGAAGAGTCTCTTATCCCGACTTGCGATGTTTATATTGTTAAAGTTGAGCTGTATCGGACTGAAGCTGACGCTGTCGCTTGGACGACTGGTTTATCGTCTGAGTCTAAGTCCAAGCAATACGCTCTCGAACTTGCAGAGACAGGGGCATTGGGAAGAGCTCTTAACCTTGCTGGTTATTTTGCGAAACCAGCGCAAACGCCAAAGAAACCTATTCAAACAACAAAACCAGCTCTAGCCGAATTCGTTAAAGAACAGCGTCCTAATGATCCTGAGCCAATTGTCTGGGATGTTAGCCAAATGGTTGAAGAGTTAGGTGCTGAGGTGGTTGATGAGATACCACTATGCTCCGGTGGCGATGGTCCGATGGTGTTAAAGAGCGGCACAAAGGAAGGCAAAGAATATCGCGGCTGGGTCTGCCCTACGCCCAAATCTGGTCATCCGGCTAAATGGATGCGTATTAATTCCGATGGTAGCTGGAGCTTTCAGAAATGATTACTGACGCTCATCCTTTCAAGTGCGGAAACTGTAAAAAAGTAACTGCACAAAGACTGGTCAATGTCTATGACAGCGAAATCGTAGAAGGCGAAAAGGTCTGGCTTTGTGAATGTCAAAACTGTTTTGAGCAACGCCTAATTGATCCAACTGAACGATTAGCCAATAAGGAAGATGACATTACAAGGTGCGACCAATGCGGCAATTACAAGATGAAAGCCGCTAAATGCCGTATCTGCCTAATAGCTGCCGGACAGGAACGCATCAAAGAGCTGTACTGGACTGGTGGAGCAACTATGGAGAGATTTGTAGATGCCGACATATGAGTTCAAATGCCCTCAATGCGACAAGTTAATTGAGCGGTTTTTCCATCTGTACTCCGAACACTCGGAATGGTGCAAAGAGTGTGAAATACCAATGAAAAAGCAATTCTCAGCTACCCCAGCTATATTCAAAGGAGACGGATGGGCGGGCAAGAAGAGCCAATAAAACGACGTATTCATAGCCTCAAGTACATTAATCAAATGATGGCTTGGGGCTTTGATAAAGAGTTTATTGCTAGGGATATGGGCGTTAGCCTGAGCAGTTTAGAAACCAGATTAAGAAGAGCGAGAGTTAGGGAGATAAATGGGAATCAAGGAATTGAGCCTAGAGCTGGCAGCGGTAACGATGATAGAACAGGAAGCCAAGAAGGCTAAAGACGCCCTCAGAGCCCGTCTAAAGGCCGAAATGGACGCTATTGGGGCTGACAGGGTAAAAGCCGATATTGACGGCTCTCAGGTGGCTTACGTTACGACCTCAAAGCCTAAGTTCAAGTGGAACGTACAGAATGAACGAAAATTTGTACAGTGGGTAAAAGATAACTGCCCTGGGGAATTAATCGAGTCGGTAAGAGAGTCATCAAGAGACATAATCTTAGATAAATTCACATACACCGATGACGTAGTTATTGATTCAAATGGGGAAATAGTAGATTGGCTAGATGGCTCGATAGCTGACCCGTACCTAATGACTAAGTTTGCCGCTGATGGTAGAGAAACGCTTAAAAACGCGTTTCAAACAGGCCAGTTAGAGTTTAAGAAAATATGGGAGATAGAGGGATGATAAGTAAGTTAATACAAAGCCTTATAGTCATTACTTTAATGGCTTATTTGTTTCTTGTAATTATGACCGGTCAGTGACCAAACAAATGAGTCAAATAGTTAGGAGATAAGCTTGCAAGGACTTGACAAGGCCATTACACTTCTTCGCAGACCTCGGCCTGAAAGACAGCCGCGGGGCAAGAAAGTGTTAAGCCCCCGCTTTATGCTTTCGCTGATGCTCTGCATCTTGATGTCTTTGACAATGAATATACAAACATCAAAAGCAGATATGAATTTA